GGGCTGCGTAGCGGTCGAGGCTGAGCCGCCGACTTCATATCCCGTGTTATTCGTGCCGGCGCGGTCAAGTGCCATTTAGTACGATTTCCAATCTCCGGCCACGCTGCTTTGCAAGCGCGAATAGCCGCTGCGGTTTTGTTTTGCTGGCTCCTTTGGTGCGGAGCCGTGAATAATGGTGTCTAGCAGCTGCCCGATTAAGCCCAGCGCATCGGCCTGGTCGTCATGCTTGCTGGCCGGGAAGCCGAGTAGCTCTGCCCTGAAATCCGCGAAGTATGGTGCCCGCTGATCTACAAACAGACCTTCCATCGCCATGCGTCCACGAATGGACTGCGCGCGGATTGATTTATCGCCGCGAGTCGGAAACTGTGTTCGCTTGACGTAGGCCTTGCGTTCGCGCTGCCTGCGATCGATAAACGGGCCTAGCGAGGCTTTGATTTGTCCGGTTTCTTCCGCCCATTCGAGCGGCTTCCATTTCAAAACAAGATTGCAGAACGCTTCGATCCAAACGTCACTTGCGGTTTGGCCTCGCCAAAGGTCGAGTAAATACATTCTGCCTTCAGGATCAACGCCAACAACGATATGGACGGTGTAATCGCCGCCGTCCGCAGTAACCGCGTAATCGCTCGCCCCATACACGCGCATGGTAGCGCGATCTGGAAGTCTGTCGAACTGCTTCAGCCAATCCGATTTAAAGTAGTCGCCCTCTTCCGGCGCTGGCCTTTGCTGATAAAGCGCGGACCAGGTTCTTGGCGGCGTGGTTTTCTTCAGCTCGGCAAGTTGATTGCCATAGCCGTAATCGCCATCGGTCCAAAGCCACTCGCCGGGCTGTCTAGCCAGCGGGTCATTCTCACCAGCCTCTGCAGGTAATTCGATTGTATGCCATTGCTCGTGATTAAGTGCGCGGCCCGCCAAGTCGTCTTCGTGCCATCGGGTTTGAATCAGAACCTTGCGCGCACCAGGGACAAGGCGCGTGCAGAAGTCGTTGATGTACCAATCCCAGATGCGCTCGCGAATCAGCTCGCTATCCGCATCTTGTCTCGATCGGATCGGGTCGTCGATTAGCCCGAGCTTGGCCCTAAAGCCCGCAATGCCCGTGCCGACGCCCGCTGCATAATATTCGGCGCCAGACGTTAGCGCCCACCTACCCGCCGCCTGATTATCCGGCGCAAGCTCAATCCCGAGATCAAACGAATGCTCGGTAATCAGATTGCGGACGCGCCGACCCCACTTCTCGGCAAGCTCGGTTGTGTGACTTGCAGCCAGAACATTCGCGCTCTCGCCCTGCTGCATGAACCACGGCGGGAATAAAATACTTCCATACGTGGATTTCGCAGAGCCGGGTGGCATGAATACCGCAAGCCTCGGGGTATCTCCCCTTGCTACGGCCTCCAGGCTTTCGATGAGTAACTTGTGATGCTTCGCCGGCGCAAACCCGCAAAGCTGGCAAAACTCAGTGAGTGACTTGCGTAGCTTCCGCCTCGTCAGCAGCGCCTTCGCCGCTTCCTGACGCGATATCTGCAAGCTCATCGTCACTCATTTGGTTGGCGGCTTTGCGGATTAATACTTCCGAGAATTGAGTGGCCTTACCCCAGCCGCGATCAATCAACGCCTGCGCTGCCGCAACGCGGGCGGCGGGCGGCGCCTTGCCTTGGTTCATAATCCCTACAAGGGTCTTGATGGCAGCGTCCGTATGAGATCGCGCCAAAGAACGAATATCTGCTTTTGCTTTAGCCACTTAACGCCTTCTGGTTTCCGCCCATCAATCGCCAGTGATTAGATGTGGCGGTATTTACCCCGCCTTGGTTTTGTATTTGCTTTGGTTGAGCAATGAAGCCGCAGTAGTTTTCTGTGCCTCAAAACATCTCTGGCGGCAGACAGAACCTTGAACGCGGCACGGTGATTGCCGTCTGCCCTAAGATCGTCGGCATCCATAACTAGGCTGGACACGCTGCAGGTTGCCGTACCAACTGATTGGAGATGCTTGTTAACCTTCACCCATTCAAATGCGTCCGGCAACCTGTTCTCCATTGATTAGGTCCCGCCGCACCATCAATGCCCCTAGTGACAAGGTTGCTTGTCTATGATGATCGGGCTGAGGGCGGCGGGATTCTGATCTAGCCAAACCGCCTCTTTAGCCCATTGACGATAAGTGTCCAGGTCATTCTGGGCTGGGCAAGAGTTGGCTAGGTTTCGTGGCGCCAACGAAAAGCCGCCTGCGGAAATCCGCGAGGCGGCTGTAGAGGCGCAATTAGAATCTTGATAATTCGCCTAGCATATGCCCGCCGGGTTGTCAAGCAATTGTTTGACTCGGTCGACTACCCACAATCCATAGCTCGCTTGGGGGATATCAGCCCCCGATGCTCAGCAAGGCGCTCTAGCGCAAAGCGGAACATAAACGAGAATGAATCGATCGACCGCTGGCCGGTAAAACCAAACTCTCTCGCTACTTGATCCATGAATTTTCGCTCGCCTAGAACCTTGCGGAAAATCGCCTCGCCCATAATACCGAGTACCTTGGACATATCCTGCAGTTCGCGCGCTGCTTCCTGGCGGCGAGCGGAAAAAGGCTCGGCAATATGGCTGCAATCGACTTTTGGTTGGGAGTAATCAACCCCGCGCCCCCGCCCCAACTCAACCGCCTCATAGCAATTCTGCCATTGTCTGCCGGCCTCGAATTGAGCCTGATCGATGAAGCCCCGAACGTGGTAACGGCGTAGCGGATCGTCGCGGAGAGAAACGATTACATTGTCTCGCGCCCCGCGCTCTAGTGGATCATCTACCTCGATAACCGCTATATCGGAATGAAGCGCCGCGAGAATATTCGTCGCCTTACGATCATGGACTACTTCCTTGGGCCTCTTGCGGTTGATTTTCACCATTTGATCCCCATGACCCTCTGCCCGAATTTTGAGAAGCGCTCCCACCATCCTTGATTACTAATAAGGCCGTCGATTTGACGCTGCACGTTGCGCTGACGCTGGAAGGCTATCTTTGCGTTAAGCGAGAACGAGCGATAAGCCGCAATGTCTGGGTCTATGCTCGATACGCCCCGCTCGCGCTCAAAATAAATAGATTCTAGTTCTTTCCGTAGCGCGGTGTTGCCAATAACCTTCGCCCATATATCAGCACTCGGCCCGATAGGCCCGATAGGCCCAGGAACGCAGGTCTTCTGTTCGCCAAACATACTTCCCGTAAGCCCACCAGTCTGAACGCGAGAAAGAGACGCAACAGCAGTTTCTGCAGCTTGCTTCGCCGCAAATGGCGCGGCCACGGCGCCCCTAAGAAAATTCCGCCTAGCTAGCATCTCTCTTCCTTCTGCTTATTTCTTTTTGAGCGGGACATTATGACGTAACCTCTAGGGGCACGATGAATGGCAAAACGTCTTCGTGAATAAATTTTGCCCCGGACGCATTATCAAGCGCCTTAATAACTGCCGGGTGATCGAATAAGTCTCCATGAGCGTTCGCTAGTGTTCCAATAACTTGATATAGTTCGCCACAAAGGGTTTCCAATTCTTCGATTCTACCATGAGGCGCATTCTCGATCATCCCCTCTGTCGGTTCCTTGGGGAGTATGACGAAGCCTGCATCATTGAGCGCTCGCTCTAAGCGACCAGCAAAGTTTTTCCCGACACCGGAGACCTGAACAACCTCTGAGAAATATTTTGATATAACCTCTCTCGCCTTCATACGATCGCTCCCTTCTTCCATTTCTCGATAAGCGTGTTGACCTTCGCGCGCATATTGGAGTCGCGGTACTTCCTGGTTTCTTCGCGCTCGGCGGCATCCCTCGCGGCCCTTTCTGCCTCCCGATATTCTTTCCAATACGGAGCCATCGCCTTGCCGCAAGCCTCCATTAACTCGGCAATGGAAGGAAGAAACTTGCACGTGCTTGGCAGCCCGCGGACAGGATCGGTAACTTCCCGCACAATTTCGTTCGGATATTTAGCCAACACCGCCGTCACCGCAGCCACATAAACTTGCGGATCGGATGGTTTGCCGGCGGGGTAGCAGCCAAGCAGCCGCTTGACCCCATCGCCGATCTCGGGCGCGCTGGGTTTAATAAAAACCAGACCGCCGCGTGAATCCTTGGCCATCATCGCCCGTAAGCGAGGCGTGAGCTTGAGCGACGGCGCTTGCGAAATCGTCAGTTCGTTTGGCATAGGAGATAACCTTCGGGCTAAGGTTTGCGGTGATCCACGGAATCGGGTCGATAACGGCTTGGGATTTTGCACGCCGAATAACATCGAGAACGCGCGGCGCGTCGTCCTGCGTGTCCTTCAACCATCGGCCAATCATTGGGCGCACTCGTTTCGAGTTGACGCCCATAGCCTCCAGTGAGGTTACGCCCTCATCGAACAAAACTAGGCGAGCATCTTCGAGCGCGTCAGCGCTATTCTCTTCTTGTCTTGTATCGTCTCGTCTAGTCTTATCTAGAGAAGATAACTCTGGGCCAGGGTTCGGGGGCGTATTGTTTTCCAATGGCTTATCGGAGCGTTCGGGAGATTTCGTGACTTTTCGCAGAGTTTCGATCTCTTTTTCTGCGCGAATGTTCACGAGTTTTCCCGAAACCAGTGCGAGTTTGCCGGAATCGAACAGTTCCCGAAGGTGGCTACGAAAGGCTCGTGTGGACTGGTTGCATCGTCCAGCGATACCCTTCTCGTTCGGCGTGATTGGTCCTTCGTGTAGATAGATAAGATTTATAATAACATCATAGGCACGGTAAGCGCCGTCACTGAGGTTTTCAGTGCCGTCCATCCAAGAGGTAATTTCGCGCTTGTAGAACTTCAATTCCCGTCCTCCAGCCTTGTGTGGAGTGAATTTACTTCCGCTGCGAACTCTTCAGAATCTGCGATTAGCAGCTCTATTTTTTTTACCCCGTGTAAGATTGTTGTATGATCCCGCCCCCCAAATTGACGGCCAATCTGGGGGTAAGATTTGCACGTGCACGTCTTCGCTAAATACATGGCGATGTGCCGAATGAGCGCGAGCGGCGCAGTTCTGCGGTGAGAAAGAATCTCCACTTCGCTAATCTGATATTCACGAGCAACAAAAAGAATAATATCGCGAACGGAAACCCTCTCCGTTATCTCTGGCCGCTCAAACGAGACGCAGATGTTGCTACCGGCATAGCATGGCCACGGGCAATGATCGCCAAACCATTGTATAGTGTCTGCCTTAAGCCAATATTTGCGCTTTGGTTTTGCTTCTGCGGGTGAGACCACCGGCGATGATGGTATCTCGCGAACCGCCATTGGTCTTGCTGGCGCACGAAACAGCGCATCAAGCCTCTTCCTGCTGGCAAACTGTTCCTGCGGGCTTGCTATATTCATCTCATCACCAGCGAAA